GGCCCAAGGGTAAACCTTCTCTTCAAGTGTGCCTGGTAAGTAACCTATGTCCTTGCCTACTGCTACGTGAGGTCGTGTTACAACAATCTTGTCTATCTCTTTGACTGTGTACAAGTCTGCTGCATACGTAGCAGTAACATAGGTCTTACCAGTACCCGCTGGACCAAGCACGAATACTTGGTTGTACTCTTTAAGGGCAGCTAGAAACTCACCCTGCTTTTTTGTCTTAGGTGTAAGACCAGAGGTCTGCTTGTGCTGAGCGTTCTTGTAGTTTGTCTTTCTGCGTGTTCGTGTTTGCTTCTTTGGTGGCTCTAGGTCCATAGACATTTAGGTTATCCAGTATGTTGATTGCTTGCTCTACTGTTAGTTTAAACCATTCAGAGTTTGAATCCGTGCAAAGCTTGGTTGCTTTCTTGTGTGCTTCTTTCTCAGCCTTACGTCTGTTGTTAGTGTAAACTGAGTGCTCTAGTACGTAGTCACGATAAGGGCTGCTTGTCTGGTAGCCGTTAAGCCTGTCTTCAGCATCAATAGCCATACCAATCTTTACCCAGCCTGGGAATGCTTTATTTGTTATGACGTATACGTAACCTTCCTTGATGTTCTCTAGCTTGTACGTACCTTCAAAGGCAGCATCGTTAAACGTTTTGTAACGTCCTGGTTTGTACAGAGGGTGTGTCTTAGCTATGTACTTGCCATTAACGTACATCCTTTTATTGTTGTGCTTTGGGTTTGATGTATTGTTATGTCTCTGATGGCAAGCGCTGCATTCTTTTCTACCTACGCTACGCCAAGATGGTGCCCAGTTAGTATCATTTAAATCCGTTCCACATTTATTACATGTAAACATTATACTGCCTCCAGTTTATCTTTTAATGCGGTGTAACCCCCGACATACTCACCGTCACACCATATCTGTGGTACTGTCTTTATATCAGCCTTCTTAAACAAGTCAAGTAGCCACCTGTCTTTTTCTATAGATGTGACACTGAAATCTAAACCCTTCGCTTTCAGTAGCTCACACGCTAATGCACAATAACTACAGTCAGACTTACTAATTACCTTATACATCGTCCCCCCAATCTACGCACTTCCAATCCTTAACCACTAAACCCCCGCTTTCTATAGCGAAGATACCCATACTTAAAGACTTCATACATTCTTGCTCAGAGATGTGGACCTTTCGATCCACAAAACTGTAGCACATTCCTGTGTCTAAACCACAAGCTAATATCAAAGCGGTCCACATTACGTTAGATCCACTATTTCGCATGAGTCACCAGAGCAAGCTAGTGTCTGACTACCAGAAGTATTGTCTTCTGCTTCATAGTCTTTCAACTTAACCCAGTCGATTGACTTTGGCATGACAGCTAACAGAGTTTCATAGTCAGTCTTGCCACACTCTTGGTAAGGTGCTTGCTGATATGTATGCTCATTGTATGGCAAGAAGGATACACCAGACATCTCGTCAAAGTGATCATACACAAATGCACCTACCTCAAACCACTCATCAGACTTAACGTTGATAGTTACACTTGGCTTGTGTTCACACCAGTGACGCTGATAAGCCAGCCACATCTTCAACTGGTCAATAGCTGATACGTCTGAGGTAACAACGGCATTGTCAGGTGACTTAATTGGAAAGCTAAATACTGTAGTCTGATCTGGTTTAAATACATCAGGTTCATTTGGGATACCTTGGTCTTTCATGAAGGCGGTAAGGGGGTCTTTATTATCTCCTCTAACGGTTCTAATGTAATAAGGTGAATGTCGTGCGTGTATCCCAGAGGCAGAGTCAACAAGTTGGGATACGGTTCCCGATGGCTTAACACAAGTAATGGCAGCAGAAACAGGAATGCCAAGACGATAAGACCACTCAGCATTTGTTTTAACGGCAACATCACGTAAGTGCTCCAGTGTTTTGTCTAGACCTGCATTAGCTGTTGTCATTAGAGGGTTGTCCATAATGCCTGTCAGAGAAACTCCAAGCAGACGTTCTTCTTCTGTGTTCTTCTGCCAGATCTTACGTAGGTATGGGAACTTAGTGTACGTAGACTGAATAGTCCCCAAGATCGTAGCCAAACGCACCTTACGCTCTAGGTCTTCTATACTATCGGATGCACGTACTACACACTCGGTTAGGTTACAGAACTGGTACGGGCGCAAAATTATCTCACTGCACGGGTTCGTCCCGAACTCATAGTTAGAATCACGTCGTCCATTCTTCTCTGCTTGTTTCTTAGATGCTTGGCGGTTGAAGATACCACGTTCACCTGACCCTGACTCTACCAATGCCATCCACTCACGCATGAATGACAGGCTGTCTGGCTTCTCGGTATATGACACAGAGTTATTAGCCAAGGCACGTTGTGGGTTGTTAGTCCACCAGTCACCTGATTTAGCGTGACGCATACGGTCATCTGATAGGTTAGACAGAGAGATCATAGCAGACCGACGGACACCACCGACGACTACGACTTCACCGATCTTACACATGATGTCGTGGGCTTCAATGCTAGACAACTTACGTCCTTGTGCATCTTTGAACTTAGCGATAACAAAGTTAAACAAGTCTACCAACGGCGCTGGGCCAGAGGCACGTCCACCGAATGTCTTTAGACGAGCACCTGCAGGACGGACACGTGACACATCCCACTTGGGGATCTCACCACTGTAGAGGAGTGCAATCACTTGACGCAGAGCTTTAGCCCAACCTTCTTTGCTATCCTTCACGACGACTGTGGTCTCACTCTGGAACAACTGTGGTACTTCTGGCAGCTTAGTCACGAACTGACGTTCAACAGAGAAGCCAACACCAGTGCCACACAACAGGATGAACATAGCCTCGTCGAAACTCTTGGGGTCATCTACGGGTAGGTAGCTACAGTTATAACCTGCGGTGTTGTCACGTTCGAGTGCAGGTCCAGCTGTCATCATTGCTCTCATGGAAGGCATGATCTGTAAGCTAAGGATAGCTTCTCTGATTTCGTTTAATGTTTTATTGTGTTTGCTAGACAGCTTAGATGTCACTACGTTTTCTACGTAACGTGATACTGTCTCTGCCCAACTCTCTCGTCTTCCTTCACTTTCAAGCCACCTTGCGTAGCGTGAGGTGTGAATGAATGCCTGATAGTCTGTAGGTAAATAGTTATTCATAATCACTCCGTTATTATTTTAATTGTTTTAATCGACATACCATCTATGTCGTAGATATATTCCTGTAGTGCTTCACTGACCTCTTCATCAATGAAGCCATCAACAGGAACTGGATACTCTTCTTCATCAATCTCCAAAGTCAAGAACACTTTGACTATCATCAGTTACCTCTATTAATTTATTCAAATACCATTGAGCTTTACGTAAATCCTCAATGCCGTTTTTGTAACGATACCGCCACAGGTACTTCATAATGTTACCTTGTAGGTAATATTCAAACCCATCTCCTGTGGCGGCTAGGATGGCATCAATGCATTCAATGCCAGCTTGATTATAGTGTGAAGGATTGTTTACATTGTCTGCCATACTGTTCTCCTTATTGTCCAAACCGTAGTTTTATCACGTTACTGTTTTCTTCTTTCTCAACGAAAGGATCTTTACTATCCTTACGCAGTGCTTGCATTGTGTATTGATATAGCTTTGCTCGTACCTGCAAGTCTTCTTCCATCAGTGGTATAGATGACAGTGCCATGTTCGTTACCATATCTACATGCATGTAGTCTTCTTCAGATAAATAATTTTCATCTAACGTCAGGTAACCTACATTCAACTCACCTGTCCACTCGTCATCCTCACTCATCACTGGTGAGATACGTAGAATAAAATCATTAGGTTCAAAGTCTACAAATATCTTTTCTTTTTCTTCGGTCATGTTAGCTCCTTTTTATTTTGTCCATAGGGAATACTATTAAATCTGGATGCTCAACTTTGCCTTTCTCTTTCAGCCAGTCTAGTGGTGGATACCGATCTGCATATAAAAACTTATTACGTTCACACCAAGAAGCGTATGTAGTCTTTGATTTCTTACTTAGCTTACGATTACTACTTTCAAATACAAATCGTATGTCCAAGTTTGGATGCTGTTTTTTAATCAGCACATGTTTCCTACGGTCATCAGCAGTGAACCTTCCTTTCGTTTCAAGGATGATGCCATTAGGCAGCACAAAGTCTGGTGTATATGTACGGTACATCAAGTCTTCCCATTCAATCTTGATACACTCATACTTAACAGGTATCTTGTTCTCTTTCAAGTAGTCTTTTACTTTTATTTCAAGACCACTACGATACCCATGCTTTAATGCTGCCATAAATCTTTTGCCGTTCATGGCAGTAACGGGTTCCATCTAATGGTGCGAATACCCAATGCCTTTAGCTCTTCACTCAAAGCAACGTCTGCATCTTTACGTGCTTGCATAGCATTACGTAATCCTGCATATCGTTTGTCGTGTAGCTCTCGCTTACGTTCACGCAACTGCTCTTCAAGAAGTTTGATCTCTTCTTGTAGGTGTGTAATTTCATTATCATCTAACATTTAAAACTCCTTTACTTCTATATATCCTACTAACTTAGGTTCTTTAGCTTGTGACACTTTGGATGGTAGCTCCTGTAGTGTTGGCCAACATTCAAAGCGATAGTCGCAGAACTTACAGTTATCATTTAATATCATGTTACCACTAGGCTTACCTCTGTATGTTTCAGGTACAGCTTTGAAGCAACGTTTGAACTCGTTATCATTTACAGTCTCTACTGTTTGTTTGATTTTATCGAGTTCTTTCTTGTTGTCCATACCAGTTGCAGGTACATATTTGAACTCGCCATTGGCTTTGTTCACTACCCACCAGCCACCTGCTTTTTTACCAGCAGCTTCTGCGTAACCAGCAAGTTGTCCTACGTAACCAAATGAATCGCCCTTTGATAATGAATCGAAGGATTCAAACTTGTTCTGGTATGACCAAGGTGATGCTGACTTTACATCGTCAACAGCACCGTCAATGACAAGATCATAACTGCCCCGTACAGCAGTACCATTCTTGTCTCCAACCGTGAGAGTAACTGTGTCAGTGTCTTGAAACTCGACACCTGCTCCCTTGAGTAATCCTTTGAATACTGCTTCAACTATATCTCCTATCATCATGTTCATTACAAATGTCGAAGGCTTCGGCAATGCAGTCTCAGGTTTGTTCTTGTCAAACCATAGCTGACATGTAGGACGACCAATGTTGGACATCCTTAATGTAAACTCGTCACGAGACTTACCACTGCCGAACTGACGTACTACAGCAGCCGCAACCTCTGCCCCAATCTCTTGAGCCTGTTCATCTGTGAACGTGCTCTTTCCATTGGCAGCATCAGTCATGAACTTATGCAGCTTCATTTCGGCAGGATGGTGCATTACACAAAGTCCTCTTCTGATACGTCAATGAAATCATCGACTGTTGCTGTGTCAATGTCATCATGCTTATGGGCATTCTCGTCCCACGAATTGATGATGTACTCGTTGTAGTTTGTGATCCATGCAAGGAAATTACCTAACGTTTCCTGCGCATCGTTGTCTACATCTAGCGTAGTTTGTAAGTCCAACTTTGTTGTTGGAAGGTAGAAGCTATTACCATTCGGTAACTTACGTTCCTCTGTAGACAGGGATACCTTATGCATTGGTGGTAGACGACGCATCTTACCAAGCTTACCAAACACATCACCAATCGTTTTGAATGCGTCACGGTTCTCAACTTCCCAGATGAATGGGGTTGCGTCCACGGTCACTGGATTACCTGACGCATCTACTGGATCGATCAATTCGACTGTGCCAAACACTGCACGAACACGTTTGATTTGACGAATCAATTCTTGTGTCTTCTCTGGCAGTGCCTTGAAGTCTTGAATGTATCCCGCAGGTTTACCGCAGTTGAACCCACCATCGTTGTCCTTAAGATCAACGTTCAAGTTGTCATTCATGACAGTCTTGATATAACGGTTTGGTGTCTTGTCATTACCCATGACAAAACGTTTATACATGTACCGTTGTACAAATGGACGAACGTTAACGTCCTTTGCATAGTATGTAGGTCCATCTGGGATTTCTAGTTTGTATGTACCACCCTCTACTACTTCCATCTTGGTCTTCTTACCATTGATTTCGGCTTCACCCATAATAGGTGTGTGGTTGATACGTAGTCGTGCAAGTACGCTTGTCTTAGTCTGCTGTACTTCTGCACTTACGCCCATTAGTTTTGCCATGTCTGCATAGTTTGTTGTTGCTACTTGGTTCATGTTTGTAGTCTCCTTTTCAGTTAAACGAATCATAGTTATATCAAGCTACATCTTTTGTGTCAAGCCAATTATCACCTATCTTTGCCTCTAATAATAGAGGTACGTTAAAGTCTAGGTTCCACTTCTTATTGACCAAAGATATTAGCATATCGTTAGTGCGGTGTATCACCTTGATAACCTTATCAACTTCATTTGGATGCACGTCAATGACGATACTGTCGTGTACTGTATTGACTATGCATGATTGCATTTTATTTACCCCTAATAATTTGTCTATGTATATCAGGGATATAGGTACAATGTCAGCAGTTGCAAACGATTGTACAGGATAATTTTTAATCTGTGTGAAAAATGTCACACCACCATGACGACGACGTTGTACATCTGGGAACGCAAACTCACGACCAGATGGTGTACGTATCTTACCTGTGTTCAGTGCTTCCTTGGCTAACTCCTCGTGCCATTTACCAATACCGTGGTACTTGGTAGTGAACTGCTTGTAGTAAGCGGCTTCTGCTTCTGTACGACCAAAGCCACTGGCACCATACAGTGGTGCAAAGGTGTGTGCCTTGGCTTCTTGACGTGACATAGGCTGACCAGCATCGCTGATAACCTTAGCAGTGTATGAGTGTACATCAAAGCCTGTAGTCACTTCGTCAATAGCAGTCTTGTCCTGTGATAGATACGCAGCCACACGAAATTCTAACTGTGCAAAGTCTGCTTCCATAACCTGACCACCTTCCCAACGTGACTTAAATACTTTCTTCACTGGGAATGTACCACCACGTGGCATGTTCTGCATGTTAGGATCTGCACCTGACAGACGACCTGTGCCTGTGCGGTGCTGCAAGAGCCTTACATGAAGCTTACCGTCTTGCTTGGTATGGGTAGCTATGCCCTCTACAAAGCTGCTCAGGTAAGTCTCTACGGCACTCAGGCGACGAACACGTTGTAAGAATAGCTCTGCCTCTGTCATTCCCTTGGCACGAGCAATACCCTCTAGGAATACAAGGTTATCTTTACTTGTGCTAAAGCCATTGGCACTCACCCACTTAGCGGTAGGTGCAGCGAACCTAAGACCTGCTAACGCAGTGCTATCCACAAATAGATAACCACTAGCATCACAGGAACCACACTTGTTAGTACGTGCAAAGGGTGTTCCATCTTTCTTTACCTTTCTCACCTGTCCAGTACCATTACATGTACCACACTGGTGTGCTTTCTGTTTGTATAATGCCTCAGTACTTACACGTACCTGACGTTTGTAGTCAGTGTCAGTCATGCGTTCATCAAACAATTCTGCCCAGAACTTTTTATCCAAAGGCTTACGACTATAGATAACCCAAGACAATTGCTCTGGACTGTTAAGGTTGATTGGACGATCACCCATTAGCTCACGTACCTGTGCTTCTAGATCGGTGACTAGCTGATCACGTTCCTGTTCAAACTCCTGACGCACATCGTCAAGTGCATCCATGTCTACAGTAAACCCACGTTGATATATACGTGCTAGATGTACAGCCAATTGGTTAGTAAGTTTGATGGTATTTGTTAGTGAATTATCTAGTGTGTTATACTTGTCCATAAGTTTTACGTACAACTGTTGTGTTGCATGTAAGTCAGCAGACAGATACTCGGACAATTCAGCATGTGGAATATCACGTACCGAATAGCCTTGCTTGAAGTACTCCTTCAATGTGTCTTGCTTTTGTGTGGCAAGTTCGTAACGTTCTGCACATGCTTCAAGTGACAGTGGTTCTTTCTGCCCACGTTGTAGTACGTACTCACCTAGCATGGTGTCAAAGATAGGGCCATCATAAGTAAAGCCTGACTCCCATAGCCAGATCAAATCGTGTGCGGCATTGTGCATAATTAGAAGGGCAGTCTCGTCCAGTTTGCTTTGGACAATAGACCGCCCCTCTGTGGTTGGTTGTTGCTCTGTGTGATCGAATGTTATAAGGTCTTCGTTACCAAGATCATCTAGCATACCAACCATAACTAATGTATTATCAGGTTCAAATGGGTCAAGGTGTAACTTACCGTTACGTTTAACCACAGTGTTCTCTACGTCGAGGGTCAGGTGTTTCATTGCATCTCCTATGCTATATCGTTATCGTGCCAGTAATCCCAATCATCGTATACTCTATGCTGCATTGCATCGTCAAGATCTTTTTGAAATTGTTTATCATCAGCATACATTCGCATGGCTTCTTTAGCTTCATCGACTGTGAGGTTGTATCGTTTCATGCACGATACTAATTCTATCTCTACACCTGCATCTTTACTTACCATTTATCTGACTCCTTTCTATTGCTCTCTTGCGTTCCTCTCTAGTCATAGAACGTATGTGTTTTGTTGGATACTCTACTATTATACCAGTGTTCCACTTTTCCTTTTCATCTACTGCGTCATCAAATGATGTGAATATCTTTGGATCTGGATGATTTGGAAATGACCATGTGTTTGGTACATACATCCAGTCACCGTCTACATCAATCATCACTGCATATCTCTGCATGTTTGCTTTCTCCATTCTGTTTGCTCTATCTATGAACCACTCATTGGGTAGTGGCTTACGTCCTTCAGGTAGTTTTGTCATTCTCGTACCTCATGTGGTCTGTTATAAAATCGTACACCAAGCCCATGTCTAGCTTGGCGGCTGCGCAGTATAGGACTAGCTTCAAACCTTCCTCTGCCAGTAATCCACGGGCATCTGCATCCATGTGAAACTTGTATGTTGCACTACCATCTTCGTGTTCTTCTACGGTTTCGACACCGATCATACCTACGTCATCAATCATCATTCTTCTCCATCAATGCTTCCCAACTTACTGGGAACAACTTAGCCATCTCTGCACTGATCTGGTCTGCTACAAGACGTGACTCATACTGAGTATCCTCTTTGCATCGTAAGTTACACATGTCAGCAAATGCATCTAGTGAACCTGACCAGTACCACTCAGTCATCATGCTCTGTGGTAGGACCATACGGGCTTGCTCTGGGCATACACCTGCTTCAAGTAATGTTTCATATTCATACAATGCTGATCTATTAAACTCATGTGGAACTAGATAAGGAACCTTAACTTCACCTGAACTCCCTTGCTTTACATCCTCTGCTCTACCACGCCATACCTCTGGCGTATACAACTCTGGCGTGTCATCCACATAGCGACGACTGATCTCATTCCAACGTAGGAACTTATGCTTCACAAGTTGACGTGCTACGAACACTGGTGCTTTTACATGGAACGATGCGAAGGCATGACCGAATGGGCTGATGTGTTTGTGCTTGGCTAGGTAGTGGATCAGCTTCACGTCACGTTGATGTAATGCTTTCTCTAGTGGGCCATTAGTATCAACCCCAGAGTAAATGTATTCACTCTTCTTACCAAAGGACACCCGTGCTGCGTTCACTACAGATAGGTCACTACCCATGTGGTCAATGTATGTTGCTGTAATCATGCTACGTACCTCGCAATCTTGTACTCAAGATCGGTGTGAACAATGCCGTGCCATCCAGACAATTTGTTCTTCACGATATTGATGTGGCGTTGGTTGTCTTCTTCATCCTGTCCTTCGACAGTAGGGTTCTTTGAAATCATAATCATCAGGTCAGCCTCTGCTGCCTTACCTGTACGTGATCCTTCCATCATAGCTTGGTTGAGTACAACCTTACCCTCTGCCTCTGCTGATAGCTGAGACATGTAGAAGATAGCACAGTTCTGCTGCTTGGCAATCTGACGGGCATAGATAGCGTTAGCTTTCAGTGCTTCATCAGGACGTGCAAAGCCACCAGTACGAGCAAACTTATCACCCATATCTAGGATAACAATGTCAGGTTTGTATGACTTGCATACTGACTCAACCCAAGACATGTCACGACCAGTTGCATCCTTGAACATAACCTTGTCACGAATGCGATCAAAGATTTGCATTGCTTGTTGTTTGTTCTTAGCAATCTCGAACTTGTCCATGCCTGTAGCTGCGGTGATATAACGATGTGCTACACGGTGATAACCTTCCTCGTTACACAAGACAATAGTCTTAGCACCCTGCCATGCAAAGCCGTTAGGACCAGCAACTAGTGACGCATGGAAGGATGTCTTACCCGTGTTAGGACGTGCACCTACTTCGATCAAGTGACCAGCGTTGATGCCCTCTACCTTACGTGTCAACGTAGGTATGTTGAATGTCCACTGTGACTCAAGGTCTGTCATAGACAGGATGGTATCAAGGCTGATGTCTTCCCAGTCTACTTTCAGGTTAGGTGTAAAGTCATCGCCATATTGCTCAAGCAGATTGCGCAGTGGTTCAAGGCTACCCTTTGTACCATTCACATAGTCAAAGCCAAGATTGGCAATGTCCTCACCCACCACCTGTTGAAACAGTTTGGATAGCACCTCTTGTGCTACGTCACTGCCCATTGGTGATTCCTTCTTGATGCTACGAAACAGATGGCTGTATGCCTGTTTCTGTGCAGTCGTAAGGGTAGGGTTATTCGCCATGAACAGTGCTTCAATCTCGTCAGGTGTAACTGTACGTTCATACCTATCCATAGCTGTATCAATAGCCTGTTTAATCTTACGTACATCCTTGCTGAACAGACGATCAGGACAACGTGCACCACGGTGATCGTCATAAAATTCTTTGTCCATCAAGCTACGTACAAGTGATAGCTCCATATTATTCTCCTAGTGTTGTTAATGTTTCAAAGTCGGTAGGGTTACGATACTTAAGATCGTCTTGCAGTCGTAGCACTTTTACATTCTGTACATGACCACGTAATTCTTTTGCTATTTGCAGTGTCTTGGGTAGTGCGTCAGGGTCCAATGCAATTATAGCTGTCGAGAACTGTGTCAGATACTGTTTGTGTCCCTCTGATAATGATGTACCCAACACTGCAACCCCGACAAATCCATCATCACCTGAGCACCCAGACCCCTCTGTCGCAACCACGGCAGCACTGATACAGTCCTCAACAACTACAGCAGTTTTACCACGTCCAAAGACATATGGCAAGCTACTATTTCCATATCTTTTCCACTTAGGTAGACGCTTGCCGAGTGATCTGCCACTCGCATCCACCATTACTTTACCCTGCATAATAGGGAACACTACACGATCTTCCTTTACGTCGTAAAGTAACCCCAATATATCGGGTACAAGATCCCACTGTGTACAGAACTCTGCTATCGCATTGTCATCACGTACCAACCATTCTGGCTTGTCGAATTTTACTGCGTGTGTCTCTTCTGCAACACTGCCAAGTGACTTACGAATGTCATCAGCAGTTAGGTGTGTACGCTTGCCACCACTGACACGACACCCAGCCTTGTAACAATTCCATACGATAGATCCCATGTTGTTTGTGATGGTAAATGTTTTATACCCACCACACTCAGGACAATTCATACGTTTAGTATCACCATTGTTAAGTGATATATCATTTATTATATTATTAATATTCATAATGTATCACTTTCATCGTTACTCCTTACAGTCGATTGTACACGTACATCTCTCTGTGTCAATGCACTATTTGCACTTTCGTATGTATGCTTCATGTATGGTTTCACAGAAGACACATGTGTGTGTCCAGTAACTGCCATGATCTGGGGTAAAGGTACACCCTTATCAACCATTTGTGTTACACCAGTACGACGAATGTCCATTAGACGTAACTCTTCAGGTAGCTTTGCTAACCGCATGATCCTACGTCCAACCTTGGACAGTCTCTCCATAGCATATGGTTTGTACTTGCCTTTCAAAGGTTGTGGGTGTGGAACTACCCATTCTTGAAAACCAAAGTCAGCTTTCTGTTCTAGTAGCATGGCATTTAGGTTATCAGATATAGGAAGGAACACATCTGCACGACGTTTACTTTGCTCCAATGTTAGCTGTTGTTTCTTTAGGTCAAGGTTCTCCCACTTCAACATACGCATGTCACCCAATCGTTGACACCATTCGTATGCCATGTGCACGATCAGCCCAACGTTACGATAATCAAAGTCACTGTATGCTACATCCAAGAACTTGTTCACTTCACCGTGTGTCCATACCATCTTACGTTGCTTGACAGTCTTACGTTTGATCTTACCAAATGGATTTTGTTCTGCGTGTTCCATCTGAATGGCGTAGTTGTACACACGACTAGCACATGTAGCAGCATGGTTAGCAAAACTGACACCACGTTTAACCCACTCCTCGTATGCTTGCTTTGCAACCTTAGATGTAACGTCCTTGTACTTACGATGCCCAATACTTTGGTGTAGTATGGTGAGGAAGTAACGGTAATCTACTTTAGTAGAGTCACGTAACATATTGAAATCGTTGGATTGATAATAGAAGTTAATCAAGTCAGTCACTCTGCTGCTCGGCTTAAGTCCTGCAATCTTAGATTGTTCTTCACGATAGTCATCAATCTGTTTGTTCAACTGTCGTGCAAGTTTACGTACCTCTTTAGGATCGTCACCCAACTCTTCACGTTCCACGACACCTGCATTTACAAGTGTCTGTGGTGGATTGAAACGGTATGAGACATCCCCCGTAGGGGACACTCGTTGTTGTACATATCGTGGTAGGTTTCTCATGCGTTATGCAGCCTCCAATTCCAAGAAACGTTTGTCACTCACCCACTTGCTCACCTCTTGCTCACGGCTGAACATGCTGATGGCCTGTGTATCATGCCCAGTGTTACGTAGGTTGAACCCGTTACGTTCATCCGCATATGATGCATAGTTTGTGAACGCAGAGTACAATGCCCACTTGTTATGGCCACGTTGTGATGCCTCATGACAGTACAACTGATACATCTTCTCTGCCTTCTTACGAGATGTAATCATCTCTTCTAGTAACGACTGTACATTGACGTACTTCAGGTCAGTCTCTGCCCATACCTGCATCTTAGCAGTCTCCTGATAGAAGTCACGACGTGCACGGTTCAGTTCATAAATGAAACTGTCCAAGCTAAAGTTGGCAGTGTTCTTACGACGTATCTTATCGTACTCACCACGTATCATACCATTAGTGCAGAAGAAATCTATCTGACCAAAGTACACTTGGTTACTACAAGATCCATCAATACCATGTAGTGAAATGATACGATTACCCAACGTAGTTGAATGCTTGTCTGTGCTAATCTCTACCTGCATGTCAGGCAATGTAATGTCGAGCATAGACCATGCACCATTACGTGCAGTACGCCATTGGTACTTGGCATTTGTCATGTCAGAAGGCTCAAGGTTCTCTGTCAGTGTGTCCATGACACCACGATAGAAATCACCGTGTGATGCACAAGTGAACCCGTCACCTACAATACCGAGGTACTCACCTGTTGCACCGTTAATAACATACTTCTTGTCCTTTACCTTAGTCTCTTCAAACTCTACTGCGAAGTCTAGGTGTGTAGGAATATCGAATGGCATGTTTAGTTCTCCTTTAGAAAGTGTCCAACATTGGACGGTTAAGTTGTTAGTGTGGCAACTGTACATTAATCATATGATGATGTCAATACACATATCATTACTAAGACAGGTTAGTATGCTACTAAGCATATGCAATCTCCCAATTCTGATACTCGAACCAATACGGTACGTCACGGTTGGTCCATGTCATTTTGAACCTGTGTTGTTTTGTCTGGTAAAACTTACGATAGCTATCGACAGGCCAGAACTCACCTGACTTTAGGTCAGCGTGTTCACCGAAACACTCAGGGTGTGATGTCATTAAACCTTCTGGCACTAGCTCTGCACCAATACGAAATGCTTCTGCGAAACGTTCCGTCGCATGTTGCTTGCCATAACGGTGAGTGTACTCACGACACATATGTTTCCACAGTCGGAAAGCATACATGTAATTGTCACGTGTCTCACCTGCCCACAGTGTACATGGGTGGTTCTTGTGTGCTATCTTGTATAGTCCATGTGCATCGGCAAACTCTGGATCTGCCTTACGCAACACAGTACATAGCATCTGTGCTTCTTCAAGTGGCATCTTGACTACGTGCTTGTCACACATAGACTGTACGATTTCTTGTGGTACATGACCAATGATAAAACGGTTCATTACCAATCCTTTCTGGTTTTCCAGTAGACCCAACATGTGCAGCAATGCTCCTTGCCAAACAAGAAATCAATTAGCCATACGATATTGGGCAGGTTATCTTTTCTCCACTGCCAGTTTCTGGCACTGAATGTTTGGTTGTTACTACCACCAAGTAGTACGTTAATCAGTACACTTAGGGCTATCAGAACTCGGCTTAGGTATCGGCTTGTCTGACCAATCGTCGTGCGGATCATCATGCGGCGGCATCTTCTTGTCGCACGATGTTGATTTGTATTCGTATACCATCATGTAAACTCTCCGCATCTGATGTCAGGATCACTTCGTCACCTACATCTGCATATTGCTTCAGCTTTTGTATGCTGATGCGTTTGTCACCACGTTTGGCACTACGGTAAAACTTTACGTCAACCTCTGTGCCATCGGCATATTCACCGACCACAAGAAATGCATTACGCATAATACGTTCTACCTCTGTATCGTACCACTCTGTGGTAAAGAATGGATCGTCATATGACATGCCAAAGTCATGATCCAGAAACTCACGCACAGATTTGTTGGCATCTATGATGCTCTTGTCTAGCATCGTCTTAGTTAATTTAATTGTAGCTTCCATTATTCTCTCCATTTGATAACAAATAAGTGTCCTTCACAGTCTTCTATTTCATCCTCAGACCACATTCTAACATCATCATCCTCTGGATGTGCTATATAGACCTCAAACCCCTCGGCAAATGCAACAAGTGCAAACGTCATGTTGTATGTTGTGTGTTCCATGTTATCTCCTTTCAGTGTAGCACCATAGGTGCATCGTGTATGTAGCCATACGATTTGTACTCTTCCATTTCAAACTCTGCAACATCAACAAAGCTTATGTTGTCTGCGTCAGGGTGTATGTGTCCTGCCAGTAGCATAGCAAACTCTGTCGCAGTTTTCCAACAAGACACAGAGGGGTAGGTGTCATCCAACTGGACAACACTTTCCACACCATCTATTTCAATGGTCACATCGTAACCCATTACCCGCATGTGCAGTCTCGTATGCACAAGTCTGGAAAGGCATTGGCCATTCTACACTCGGCTGTGTCTATGTTACGGGCATCTTCCATAGAGATGTCACGCATCTCACGTATGCTCCAGTCTGCATCACGAAGTGCTTTGAATGCAAATTGAATAGCTGCACGTTGTTCCTCTGTCAGATATGACGCAGCTTTAGCTTTGACTGCATCACGTTTCTCACGTTCCTTGCGATACTGTTCTTGTAATTTTGCTTGTTCTTCTGGTGTCATGCTTGTACTCCTTCGGCTCTGATTATAGGTATGTGTTTGGTCTTACGACCAATGATGTCACCAATAGGTAACAGTTCTAGGATTGCACGTTTGGCTGTACGTACAGGTGATGTATCATGTGCACTAACAAACGTTGCTGCACGATATGGGTTATACCCAACGATGTCAACGTCCAGTATGTCAGGATCAAAGTCGTCAAAGTATGTAGCTTCGCCACGAACAAAGGCATGAACATTCTTCTTACGTTCACGCAGTACACGTTGACGACCTGCTTCACGTACCACGAACACGGGGTTAAGCAAGTGTACACCTTTGGTGTGAAGGATCACTCTGCCCGTCGAACATTGACGAACAGAGAATAGTTTTTTGTGTAGGTTAAAATATACTTCGACTTTCATGGGATTTATCCTTTCAAAGTGTCCAACATTGGACAGTTTAGCTTGCTAGTGACGCAAGCTGTTTCTCTATCTTACGCATTTGAACACGCAGCTTGCGTTGCTCTGCCAGTAGCTTGGTTTTGCCTGTGTACTTAGGCTTAATGATACCTAGTGCCTTAAGCACTTGTGTCCGATATATGATACGGTTGGGCAATTCATTCAGTGCCTCGGCGATTTGGTCAATGGTCATGTCATCCCACAATTCAACCAACACTTCGTCAATAGCTGTGTAATTGTACGTATACTGTACAGCACGACGCATGTGGAACGTATGGTTTGCATACAATTCTGGATGTTGTGCTTTTACTACTGGTGTGTATGTGTTTGTCATGATGGGTACTCCTTGTGTTGGGTTTAGCTTGCTAGTTTACGGGTAGTTGATTTGTTCTTACGTGCGATCTTACGTTCACGTTTCCAATCGTCACGCTTAGACTTAGACTGTCCAACATTGGACACTTTTTTACTGTTAGAAAACTTAATAAAGTTTTGCATCTCGTAACGCATTTTGCTTTTCCTTCTTCTTAGGTTTACGTTTATTGCCCTTCTTAGGTGGCACGACCTGTGGGCTTTTGCGTTCTTGCAGCAAAGCTTTAGCCACAGGGTTCACAATGCCCACAGGTCTGTTTTTCATTGTTCTACATCCTCGTCGTCGTCACAGTCACAACCGAAACGGTCAAACACTTCGTCAGACCATTGACCGTTTTCATCAAGGCCACAGGTGCAGTCTTGTTCCTTACTCATTGACCCACTCTGGTGCATTACAAATGCCCTCCTCTATTAGGCGTGTGGCATATCTCCCGTACCACCCTTGTAAACTCCACACTAGGGCTGTATCAATTAGGTATTGCCATGCGTCTGTGATGTGGCCCTCGTATTGCTCAGGCTCTACACCCTCAATAATCATGATTGCATCTTGTGTGTTCATTGTTCTACATCCTCGTCGTCGTCATACTCTTGGACATCTCTAAACGATACCCAAACATTTTCGTCATCGTCTTGGATCACTTCCCAAAATGTCGGGCAAAAGTTTAACCATTCAAAAAATTCTTCTCTTTTCATTGTTCTACATCCTCGTCTGTTACTTGCATGTTATCTATAAACTCTTGCACCTCGTCGCTTGATGCACTTTTGCGATAGTATGTCCATAGGTCATCGGTTACAATTTGTACAAGGTCAGCTATATCTAGGCCATCGACATAACGATCAATGGCTAGTTCAAGTTTATCATAGTCAGTATTTGTAATGGGTTTCATATTACACTCCTTGTGCTACTTTATCAGCTTTACGAACCCCGTTGCCATGCGCAGGGAAACCTATGATTGCATCACGCATTTTGGCACACAGTTGGCAGGATGCACAGGACACATCGTCACGAATTGTGGCAGGGCATACGACCACCTTACGACCTTTAGGTGTGGTGGTATTGGTTATTTGTGTTTCAGGCAACACCGTTGTCACAGGTGCAATGCCAAGGTCATACAAGGCATCGGCATGTTTCAGGTTATTACCTGACAGGTTCACGACAAAGCCCTTGTCATTCATACGTTTGACTACCGACGCATTATGCTTGTCAGTCAATACAGGATAATGAGTATAGGTGAAACCACGTTTGCCACGGTTGGCATCGGCAAGTTGATCGTTAGCATCAGCATCAAGACGTTTGCCATCACCTGCCAAATCACCTGCCTGATTGTGCCGCCACAATTGACCTTGTGGAAACAAAGTTACACGGTCAATGAATACCGACCACGGATCACCACGTTCACCATCGGTCACTTTTTTCCAGTGCATTGCTAATGGCCCACCATCTGCATAGCAGCCATTTTTCTTGAACTCACATTCATCTGGACATGTAGCAGCAGATGTAGTTGTGACGGGGATCTTACCAACCTTACGGTTATTGGATTTAATTGTGGTATGAACAGTGTAGGTCATAGTGACTACCTTTCAGGTAAAGTGTCCAACATTGGACGGTTTCAATTAGGCGAACATTGCGTCCCATTCAGCAGGTGTGATGCCCGTCATAATGAACTCACGTTCATCGGCATTAAGGTGTGGCATTGCATTTTGGATCAACTCACCATCAATCCAAGCTGCAAGTTGCTCACGAGTGATAGGCAAATCCATCACTGATGTGTTGCCAGTTAAACGAGAGGTACGAATAATTCTCATTGGATAAACTCCGTTTAAAGTGTCCAACATTGGACGGTTTCAGTTTCAGTGTTAATGTATATACATGTTATATAACACTTTCAATAAATATCAAGTGTTATATAACTGTAATACTATTAATAGTCAAATGCCCAACCAGAAAGCAACATACCACCAATGTAAGGGATCAGGACAAAAGCATGGTCAGGCGTTACCCATCCTGCTATAGCAGCTGCCATGATGAACATGACTAGCACGGTTGCGATTGCCATTGCGATGGCTACGAGAGATTGAAGAATTTTCATTGTGTATCCTTTCAGGATAAAGTGTCCAATGTTGGACAGTTTTACTTTAGTAACGATGCTTTAGCTTCATCTACATTCTGAAAGAATGAGATTGAACGTTGACCTGTATATCTGTCAGTACGATAGACATGCCAGAAACCTTTATTATCGAAGATAATTTTAACTGTATCCATTTTATGTATCCTTTCAGGATAAAAGTTAAACCACCAATACAGTCCCCAAAGGGACTGCATGAATGATGTAACCTTATGCCTTACGTTGTTGCTTTGCAACATGAGACTGTAGGTCATTAATAATATCTTCAATATTAAGACCGTTAGCTTCACAGTGATGCAAAATGGTATCAACCATTTTAGAACGTGTGATTTGCACTGTAACTGAACGTTGTTCAGTAGCAGATGACTTTTCAGCTTTAGCTGTAGGTTCGGAAGACTGTCCAACATTGGACGTTTCTGCTTTAGCAGGTTGTTCAGCTTTACGCATTGCAGCTTGTAAAGCTGTTAGGGATGAGAAACCTTTTTTGCTTTTAGCAATAAAGTCACGACATTCTGTTTCGTTTTCAACGAACCATAGTGCTTCAGCACGGCGACGACGATCAATGGTATGAATACCATAGTCAGTGAGAACCTGACGACTAACTTGACCAGAGTCAAGTGAAGATTGTGCTTTTAATTGCTGAAGCAATTTACCTAACCGAGTATCAAAGCCGTTGGCTTTCGTGCTGTCTTTCAAACTGTTAGTTTGTTTCCAGATTTTAGCTAGGGCTTTGCCCTCTGCTACTAGAGCATCAATAGTTGTTCCAACTACGGTGTTTGAAGTTTTTGCTGAATTTGCCATGATTGGCTTCCTTTCTCTATCTACTGTTACATTAAGAGAGTTTTATATATCTCTCACCCTAAAGGGAGATATTAAAACTATCTATGTAACTTTAGTAGATAGAGTATATGATTTTCGATGTCAATAGGTTTCTCATAATTTCTTTTAAGAGAAATTCAATACGCATGTGATCCTCTGCCCACGCCGTTTCACGCACCACTGCAAAAATATATTTCATATATATTTTGAAGTCCGTGTGCTAAACTCACGAGGA